TTCATGGAGACTCGACGGGAACACGCGCACACCATCAGGGTAGAACAGGTCGTAGTACGGCCTGAGTGCCCGACACCCGTGGGTGCTGAATGTGAGTCCGTGGAACTCTCGCCCATCTTTCTCGACCTTCCTGGTAGGAAAGATTGAGGACGTGAATGGTTCTAGGACTCCAGCCTTCCAGCGAGTGTATCCCTCTTGGGCAGTAGCGTGCCCTTCTGCAAAACGGGCTGTGTACTTGCCAGTCACGCTCATCGTCCCGTCCCCCAGTAGGGATCCGACGAGCACCTCGTGTTGTAGAGGGGTGAGAGGCGGGAAGTCTGTCCTGTCTGACTTCACGACGGCCCGAACCCCCCACTTCTGCATCAAGGCACTGACCTTCGCCTGATGGGTGCCAAACCTATCTGCGATCTGCTTCTGAGTGAGTTTCTCCGAGACGTAGAGCCGAGTGAGGACTTCAAGCGTGAGATCCGTGAGTGCCATGTCGCCCCTATGTCTACTGAGACACCAGGACTATACCGCCACTACATCAGCGTCGCAACACAAGTAGACGGAACTGCATTTGAGTCCAAAAGTACAGCGACGGAAGCGAAGAGCCTCGGCCCTTTCGGACCGAGGCTCTCAGCGACTCGTAGGGTCGAAACCCTACAAATCAGGCTCAGCGGGTGATCGTGAGCCGGACCAACCCACGGGGGTTGTACGCGCCGATGCCGAGGTTCTCGAAGACCGAGAAGCCGATCGTGCGTGCCTTCGGGTCGTCAGCCGAGAGGACCGTCAGTTCGGTTCGCACGGGAATGCGACCGAACATCTCCGGCTCGCAGCAGACGTACACGGTCCCGACGGGAACGAGGCGGCTCGTGATGACCTGAGCGCCCCAGAGGGTCGCCTGGAGGCCGGTCTTGAGCAGCGTCGCCTGGCTCTCGATGTCCAGGATGTCGCGACCGAACTTGCGGATGTCCGCGTAGTCCCGCGCGTTCATGTACACGCGAGCGACCCGGAGGTCGTGGCGCTCGATGAGCGAGAAGGCGTCCGCGAGGACAGCGCCCGTGATCGGGGCGATGACCGGCACATCCGGGTTCGTCCCGCCCGGAAGCGAGTCGAAGCCGTTGACCGCGATGGCGTCCAGAACCGCGAAGACGCGCTCGTCCTCGGCAGCCTGGATCTGCGCCCGTGCGAGATCCTGGGCGCGCTCGATCAGATCGAAGCGACGCTCCTTGATCTGCGTGAGCGGGATCTCCGGGTTCGAGGCGATCTCGAACAGCGGGAAGATCACACGACGGGGCTTGGTGATCGCGAGGATGTTCTCGCCTTCCTCACCGACCACGAACGCTGTCACGTCCGGGTCCTTGTCGTAGATCGGAAGCGCACCATCGGGAAGCTGCTCCACGAGGAAGGTCTTGCGACCGACGCTCATGTAGTCCCGGCGAGTGCGGAGCGGCTGCGTCATCGACGCTGCGAGCTTGTTACGGCCCGAAGCGGTCTTGAGGTAGTCGCTGATGATCTTCTGCTTGACGGCGTTGTTGACGTTGGTTGTCATGACTGTCTCCTTTCTCGGTTCAGACGCGCGCGTCGTAGACGCACTCGGTCATGACCGAGTCGGGGACCATCTTGAGAACGCCCAGTGTCTGAGAAGCCGCGTGGCCGTTCTCGACTTCGAGGGCGAGGCCCACGAGATCGAGAGAGAAGACAGCGCCTGCGTTGTCCACCCAGCGAGGCATCAGGTAGCCGTTCACGGACGAGATCAGATCCTGTCCGATGAGGTAGGCGAGCGAGTCCCCTGCGGCGAACGGACCCGCTGCGATGAGGAACTGCGTCTCGTAGAGACGGTTGCCGTAGGTGCCCATGGCAGCCACATACGGACCCTTGTTCGAGGCGCTCGCGGGGAGGTTCTCGTAGGGGTTCCCGGCTGCGTTGTTGATGAAACAGCCGAGCGGGCGCGTGTTGAACGCCTGCATTGCTGTGACACCAGACACCGCGACGGTCACGGGACCGCCGATGTGGTTGCTGCCCGCGTCCGGGCGCGTGAACGCGACCGAGCCCGAGAGAACGCCGAAGACCTCGGTGAGGGCTCCGGGCGACGTGGTGACGGTTCCTGCTGTGTTCACGATCGGTGGGTTCTGCTGACGGAACGCATCGTCCGAGAGAACTCCGACGGTATTGCGAATACCGACGTGGAGAATTCTCAGCGCGCTGCTGCTTTCCGTCCACCCACCGCTCGCCTGTCCAAGCAAAGGCATGGCCTTGCTCCTGTCTCTGCTCCCTGTTCGGGAGAGTGGTGTTGGATCGAAACGAAACGTCCGCTCACCGAGGCGAGCGGGACAGACCAATCATTTGGCCCGTCGTAGTAAGAGATTGGTATTGAGACAAAAGCGAAGAGGCTGAGCGGAAATCCGCTCAGCCTCTTCGTCGGCCCTAGATTGGGCCTCAACCGTGGGTCGAGATCAGCCGAAGATCTTCGACACGTCGGGTGCCGACTCCCACAGCTTCGAGAGATCCGAGATCTCCGACGAAGCTGCCGTCTTGCTGACTGCGCCGAGCGTCTTCACGCCCGTCGAAGCGAGCCGGGGCTGGGGCTTGAGAGCGGCAGTGCGCTTGGCAGCGGCAGTCCGAGCGGCGGCGGACTTCGCCTCCTTGGGCTCTTCCTCAGCAGCCTCGTCACCGTCAGGCTCCTTGTCCTCTGACTTCTTCGCGAAGCGTCCGCCGTAGAGGAGCGACATCTCATCGTCGCTCATCCCCATGTCGTCGGTGCCGTCCATGAGGGCCATCGGGTCGTCCATGAAGGGATCCTCGTCAGCCGTGGGGTCGCCCAGGCCAGCGAGCATCTCCGAGAGCATCTCGCCATCGGCACACGCCTTCTTGTCGGCTCCCTCTTCGTCCTCAGCGGACTCCTCGGGCTCCTCTTCCTTGGCCTCGTCCTCTGACTTCTTGGCCTCCTTCTTGGGCTCCTCGTCCTCGGACTTCTTGGCCTCCTTCTTGGGCTCCTCGTCCTCGGACTTCTTGGCCTCGTCGCCGTCCGGCTCTTCGTCGCCTGACTTCTTGGCGATGAGCTTCTGCTTCGCGGCGCGAGCAGCCTTGGCCTGCTTGAGGGCTTCCTCGGCCATCATCTCGACCAGAAGCTCCTCCTCATCGGATTCGTCACCAGCGGTGTAGTTGTAGGTGGCCGGGTCGTTCTGACCGTCCGCCTTGACGAGCTTGCGAGCCTCCTTCTTGGGCTCCTCCTTGGGCTCCTCTTCCTTCTCGTCCTCGGCGGACTTCTTGGCTGCCTTCGACCAGAAGGCAGCGAGGCGGCTGAAGTGAGCGGCCTTCTTGGCGGCTGCCTCGGCCTCGTCCTCCGGCTTGACGCCCTCCTCGATCTCTTCCTCAGCCGACTCATCGGCATCCTCTTCGGACTTCTTGGCGGCCTTGGAGGCAGGAACGATCACGTCCTCGTCCTCGACCAGCATGTCGTCCGCGAGAAGATCACCCGTGCGGGGCGGCGTCAGGGTGTAGTTGGCCTCCGGGCCTTCCTTCGCCTGCTCCGCGATCCGTCCGAGCATCGCCTGGATCTGACGATCCGAGAGATTCATCAGGTCGAGCGCCTGGTCCTCGATGGCCTCGACGCTCGCCTTGCGGCCGAACATCGCCTGAGCGATGCGGATGCACTTCGACGCCTTGAGTTCCATCGCCGCGCGAAGATTGCGCGAAGCTTCCTTGCCCACGCCTGCGGGGAAGTAGTGCTTGGGGTCCGTCGCCGGGTGGCCCTGGGGGCTCTGCATTCCAGGATCTGCCGGGGGCGGAGCCGGGTTCGGGTACGGACCCGGATGCGGATCCTCGGCCCACGACGACGGATCGCCGTTCATGTACTGATCCGCGTCCGGATCCGGCTGCGTGTAGGCGGGGTGGTTGGTCCCCTCCATGTAGCCGGGAGTGGCCGGGGGTGCGGAAGCCTTGCGGTCAGCGGACTGGGTCAGGCGGCGTCGGGTCGTCATGTTGTCTCCTTCAGGATCGCTTCGTGTCGGCGTGACGCCGAAAGTACCGGTGAGCCTCCAACAAGGACGCTAGACGAATCATCGTCTTCGCCTCGGTGGGGGTAGGTTGATGTCCTAGAGCCTTTGAGGCTGCCCTCAAAAAAGGATTGACTCCCGGATATGAATTCCGGGCTCCAACCTTTAGCATCGCCCTATAGAGGGAAACGGGAACCGAAATTCCAATCTCCTGATTGAGCGTTGCGACTCGGTTCAGCAAGTCCACCTCTGTCGAAG